CTTGCACTGTATCAATACGTTGGCCTAAGGCGCTATCAGCATTTGTACGAGCGGTTTGCTCTTGCTGAATGGCTACAGTATTTGCCCCTGTAGTTGCTTGCACTGTATCAATACGTTGGCCTAAGGCGCTATCAGCATTTGTACGAGCGGTTTGCTCTTGCTGAATGGCTACAGTATTTGCCCCTGTAGTTGCTTGCACTGTATCAATACGTTGGCCTAAGGCACTATCAGCACTTGTACGAGCGGTTTGTTCCTCTTTTATTAGTGCAGCATTTCCAGCGGTTGTCGCTGATATAGTGAGGAGCTGACTTGCCAATGACTCATCTGCAGTCGTTCGTGCTGTTCTTTCTGCAATAATCGCAGCAGTATTTTGACCAAGGGTTACGGCGACAGCATCAATACTCTTAGCTAATGCTTCATCAGCTGATGCTCTGGCATATTGTTCAGACCATACGCCAGCAAATACCATTGTTGTTCCGGCATTCCAACTGATGTCACCTGCGAGTGGTGGGTTAACTTGCGCATAGATGCCATCGATTCGTGATGTTTCTGCCGTCAATTTCCCATCAATATTTTCTATTGATGATTCAACTGTATCAACACGCAACGTTAACGCCACCAGCGCTTCACCAATAGATGAGTATTCACCTATTTTCGTCCAATACGTTGCATTAGTTGGCAATGTACCTGCAGGCACATTTTGTTTTGCTGTATAGAGTTTGCCTTGATATTTTACTAGCTGGCCAGTGAAATAGGGGGTACCGCTATCCCATTCTGCTGCGCCAGTGATATCGGCAATTTCAGCCTGCATTTGCTCAATTTGATTTTGAGTTTGATCTAGCGTTGTTTGAATGTCAGGGATTTTATCGGTTTCAGTTTTAAGCGCAGGGATCAGTTCTATTTCACTGAGAAGTTCTTGCCCTAGTGCAGAAGATGTAATGCGTTCACTGAAATACACATCATATTGAGATTGGTCTGTCGATGATTGTCCGCTGATAAATCCTGACCACGGCCCCACGTTGCCGGTGCGATCGACTAACCGAGCCCTAAACCAAAAATTAGCGCCTGCACTTAATCCCGTCATGGTGTGAGTTGCAATTGGGTAAGCAAAATCACCCAGTTTAATCATGCCGCTTTCGCTGTTATTGGGCCCGTACTCAAGCTCGGTACGAAGCGTGTCTTCTGCTCCTGCAGGGAATAACCAATTTAAGCCGATACCAAACACTAATGGTGTAGCAGTGAATGAAGCTACTGCAGGAGGCAGTCCCGTTTTACCTGTGATGTTAGTCAACGCTGATGACTTTGGTACCGACGAAACATCAACTGAGTTAATTGCACGAACTCTAGCAATATATTGCCCGGTGTAAACGCCACGGATATCGACTGATGTACTGCTGGTTTTTGGCAGTTTTATCCACTCGCCAGAGTCTTTGCGCCATTCCACTTCGTAAGCGACTGCATTTTTTGCCGTGTCCCATTGAATCGTCATAGTAGTGACTGCGAGTGTTTGCTCGGTGAATACTGACTGTGAAATGGTGACAGCAGCCGGCGCTTCTTGGGCACCGATCGGCAGCTTGCTTATAGGGCGTTCTTCTAGCCTTGCGCCTGTATCGATATACGGATATTTGCTTGGGTTGTGCTCAACAGCTGTGATCTCGTACTCAATGCTATCGCTGTTTGCTTTGGCGACACGCAGCACTCTAAATTGCTGTAGCTTTAGCTCGTCTGACTCAACCGACCATAACAGCTGAGGCAATGGTGTTTCACTGTATTCCGTTGTTACCGTCACCACGAGGCCATTAACGGCCTCAATAGTACGCGCCTGCGCTTTACCGCTGGGTAAGTTGATTATGAGTCGATCATTAACCGCAATTGTGGCCGCACGATCTAAAGTGATCTGTTTGCCATTAACCGCCGAGATTCGCCCACCAATCCGACTGCCTGCAATCAATTGATCTGCTATGCCGATAACGAAGCCAGGTAATGGGATGCTGCCATCCATTCCCACCTTAAAATTGACCGCACGGTCATTGTTATTGGTATAGATTGCCCACTTGCCGCGGCGTTGCGCTTCTGATTCGCGGGTGCAACCTAATGCCGATAATTCGATCACGTTGTCGCCATAGCGGCGCTGTAATGGTTGATCTGATACAGAGGTAACATCGGATTCATAAGCATTATCAGGGTTATCCCAGCTGATTAATGCTCGAGTGTATTTAACTTTTTCGCTGCTTGATGAATAGCTAAATTTGCCATCGATCACATTGCTATTGTTATAAATGAAATCCATATCGCGCGGCATGTCGGCCACTGAGTACATTTGGCCGTTTGACCAATATGTCATACCGCGATAGATAGACGCTAAATCACGCAATACCTGCCACGCTTCGGTGGCTTGCTGAATGTAGATATTGCAAATATAGCGCGGTTCCATGCCGCCTTTACCGTCTGGTACGAGCTGATCGCAATATTGTGCAATCTGGTAAAGCTCCCACTTGTCCACCAGCGCAGCATTAATCCTGCGACCAGTGCCAAAGCGGTCATCGAGGATGATGTCGTAACTCACCCATGCAGGATTATCGGTCCATGCAATTTTAAAGCTGCCATCCCACACGCCAGCATAATCACGAGTCAGTGGATTGTAGTTAGTGGGCACCTTTACTTTGCGCATAAAGGGCTCGCAGGAGATCACTGGGATGTTTTGGAATTGGCTGGCGTCGAACTCGACATATAACAGTGCCGTATTGGGGTACTTTAGCTTGCGGTCAATCACATCGGTTATGGCCGCAATTTGCATTAAATCAGCGACACGATTGTTGTTTTGATTTGGAGTAAGTCGGCGAATACGGATTTGCCAGCCGCTGCCAGTTGGCAAGTCAATGCGGTGGCTGCGCTCGTATGGTTGAGTGGTTTTGCCATCAACCGCTGTGCTTAACACTGTTTGATAGCTGCCGCCGTCAGTGGATAGATCAATGGCGTATGCAATGCGATAGCCGTTTACATCACCGTTATCGAGCTGTTGTTGCAGTGCTGGCCAGCGAAAGCGCACACGTACAGCAGAGAGTAATGAGTTAGTGATGGCGCGGGTGTAAGGTTGATCTGATTTTAACTCAATACCTAAGGCTACTTCGTTTTCAACAGATGGCAGTCCGGGGATGTAAGTTTGATGCGCAGTGCCTGGGCGAAAGTCCCAAATAACACCGGGGAAGTTTTCAGCGCCATTGGGATCCAGTAGTGGCGTACCATCTAAAAAAACATTCTGACCAGATAATTGGCCGTCAAACTCCCCTTCACCGATCGCCAATAAGATTTTAGCTTTCGCAATTGAGCGCAGATCATCAGGTGATTCGACTGGCGAACGCTGCTCACCTTCACCAGCTTTAGCGCCATGAATAGTCAGTTGTTGATTTAATGCAGGAATACCCATGCTGATTATTGCTCCTGTTGACTGCCGCCGCCATTGCCACCATTACCGCCACCCGATTGGATTGGGCGCTTTGATGTAGCAATATCTTCGGCATAAATACCTGCACTAATAATGGCGCCACCAATGCGGCGCTTACCGTAACCGATGCCGACGGGGTTACCTGCTGCAGTTGTGTTAACTGCTCCACCAAAGGCATAACTTGGCGCGTTCTCCGCAGCCTCCCTGCCCTTAAGTCCTTTTGCTTGTGGAGAGAGCATTTGCACCACGCCACCAGCGACCATGCCAATACCCGCTTGCACTAGCCACCCTTGGCCAAAATAAGCACCAACGACGATCATCACGGCACCGAGAATAGTTTGCAGAATTCCGCCACGCTTGCTGCCACCAATGACAGGGACAATACGGATTTCAGTCGTACCAGCTAAATCAAACTCATCGGTACCCGTATTATGTCCATTTCGAAAAATGGCATAGCGCAGCCCAAGCTTTGCTTGTTCTTTAATAAACAGATCAAATCCATGCAGGGTATTTTTTAAGGCGCTAAAAGCTTCGTTTGTGGTCCCCGTCTCGAGTAGACGCTGGTGAATGCGGCCGAACTTAGCTGCTAAGGATCCTGATAACTTGATCGTGGTAAGTTGATGTTTGCTCATGTTGTCCAACTTATTAGAGGCAATAAAAAAGCCACCGATTTGGTGGCTTAATAAATCAATGGTTTAACTATATTTTTAAATATTGTTTTCTATGTCAGGTAGGTAATACAGAATCCCAAGTGATCCTTTACCTTCATCGAGTGATGATCTTAGATACCACAGCTTAATTAATGCTTTGGGTGGTAGTTGCCAACTCGCTTGGTAATCAATGCCTGATATGCCAAATCCTTTTTTATCCTCGGTTACAGGTGCGCCATATTTAGCAATAAAGCCGTTTTTAATATCTTCAAATACGCCATCGTTAGGGATTTGGAAATCATGAAAATTTGGGTATAAGCATACGCCAACCAAGCCATTACCCTTAAATTCGAATACCGCATTAAACTCGACATTGGAAATTAACAGCCCAACCTTTCTTACTAAATCCTCGTGACCTTCACCCGCACAATCTGCAGGGTGGTCTATCCTTTTGGATCCATTAATCGCTTGTAAAACATACTCTGGAGAAGCGCCAACTGGGAGATCTTTCCAAAGCAACTGTTTAGGCTCATCTCCATTGCCACAACCGGTAATTGTGAGTAATAAAATAAAAAAAACTGATAAATTTCTCATTTAGTAAGTCCCTATACTTATTTAAATTAACGAAAGATTAGCACCGTTAAATTTATTATAACGCACAATCATCCTTGTATTGCGCTGCCAGTAACCTCCGTAAATATCGTAGCGGCTAAGGCGACCATAGAGGTGGTGCAGGATTTTACCCTCGCCGACATAAACAGCGGCATGATTAACTCGCTGACTTTGAATTTGCATTAAGATGCCGTCACCAATTTGCAGATCGGCAAGATTAATATTGGGTTGCGCCACAAATCCAGCTTTAGCAAAGTTATCGAGGTAAAGCTCTTGCTCACCTTCCCACCATCCGTCTTGCCGCTCAAAGTCTGGCAATAAAATGCTTTGAACATCGTGGTACCAGTCGCGAACACAGCTATAGCAATCCCATACCCCATGCACAAACGGACGACATAACAAAGGTTGACGTTCACCCGTTGGCACCATAGAGCGTAAATCCCCATCAGGCCAACTGAGAATATGCCAAGGTAGTCCACTTGCTTCACACATGGCGATATCACGCTGGCTAGGCTTGCTACTCGCATCTGGGTGGCTGTGACAGATACCGATGATCTGCCCTTGCTCCTCAATATCAGCATATTGCAGTGGATCAATCACAAACTCATCTGCTTTGTTAGTTGCTTTGTTATCGCATGGCACATAACAATGCTTGTTACCTTGCTGGATGATCAGTCCACAGCATTCATTGGGGTAGCAGTTGGCAGCATGCTGAGTAAAAGCATGCAAGAGAGTTTGATGCATAGGGACCTGCTTAGGTTGTATTAGACCATTTTGCCGACGGCGGGAAAATGCTTGATCAATGTTTGATGGATGCTTGAATGCTAGCGCTTGTTTAACTCATTGTGGTCTTAACGCATAGCCGATCACTTAACGTATAGACTTAACGTATAAGCCGAACGCTGGGAAATCCGCCGTGGGGTAATTCTTCGTTTTCGCCAAAGCGTAAAGTACAACCGGCTATCGTGCCAGAGCATTGATCAAGCGCAGGGTTATCAGTCGGCTCGTCATCTTCGGTAAACATAGCTTCACCCGTGTAACCACAATCTGCACCTCGATATTCACCGCGCTGGCACCATGAACAATAGGCAGTCATTTGTCGGCCGATTTTGTAGCCTGACAAGTCAGCAGGGTTTGATAGCTCAAAAGTGACAGCGACATTATCCTCATTCACCTTTTTATCAACATACCAAATCTCTATCGCCTCTTGGGTTGGATCAGCTTCGCTATTGCCACTGGGGAAGTTGGTCGCATCAAGGTATTTAGCCAGCGTTCGGCGGATCGTAACCTTGGCTTGTTCCATGTTCTGAAAATACAAGCACAGGGCACTGATACTGCCATCGATGTTAGCAACGGTTAGTGTGGGTGTACTGGGTGAGCCATCAGAGTTAACTTCCACCCCTTCTAACTGCGCTGGCCATGCACTGTATTGTTCGCTCTGCCAATGGATGATGCGCGCTGGTAACTCTGGTTGATTAAGGTCAGCATCTGAGTACTGAATATTGTGGGCATGAAAGCGAAGGATATCGGCACCAAAAGCGGTACCATCTATTTCATAGAGAATAACCTCATTGCCCGGTTCGAGGGTTTGAATATCGGCACTAAGCATCGGTGGCACCTTTAGTCCAGAGTTTACCTTGCTCGATAATCGCCAATGAATGCGCCTGGCGAATTTGCTCCACAGTGACGGCCGCTTCGGTGTTATCTGCTAAGCGCCAAATAGTACTTTCAATCCCAGCATCTTCAGAGGCGTGAATTGCAGCCAACATTCGGCGCTGTGATTGTTCGTCACCATCAAACACCAGTCCATCGACTTCAACAGTAATTGAATTAACCGCTGCGGACCGTTGGGTGCGGAACTGGTATTCATCAATACTAATGCCATCAATCAATATTTCAGCGCGATATTGCTCAATCGTTTTAAGTTCAGGACGAACAGGCTCAGGCTCCGCAAATAATGGACTTTCAATCGCTTGTTGATCTTGGGTTTCTATCGGTAGCGCTGGCGCATTAAGCTCAGCATCCGTTTTACGCTTTAGCCATGATTGATACTGTTCAAACCAATCCCATTGAAGAGTGACAGCATACAGCTCGGTAAACTTACCGATCACATGGTGCATTGCCGGATGAGCGGCATGTAAGCGGGTGACCAAAAGCACATCGGCCAGAGTTTTTGACTCTGGCCGATGGCGTAATGCTGGCTGTTTGTGCTCATCGAGCACAGGAGAACCCGAATCATCGAGTTCGTAAAAAATCGTTAAATTCATGGTTACACCTTATTCCTGAGCCAGCCTAGGGGCTCCTTTAACTTTGCAGTACCAACAAGCACAGTATTTCCATTTAAATCTGTCTTAGTAGCTTGGTTGTCAACAGTCGTCACTTTTCCGTCATCGCCCCAATTACCATTGCTATACTTTAATTCTGTCGCTGCAAAACTTAAAGATGCGTAACTATTTTCTACGGTGTTATACCTAAGGACTTTTAAGCCAATATCGCCACCTGTTGGGGCACCAATTTTTATTTCATCATGTTTTGTGGCGTAATCATCACCGAAATATGCTAACTTTCCCCAAAATGATGGTGATGATGCATATCCACGGCCCATTATGTATGGATCAACCGATAAACTTTGCTCATAGGGTGAATTCCCACCGGAGCTTGTAAGTAATTTTCCAATTAAAGTCTCAGACAAGAAAGATAGTGTATACATACTTGTTACATACATTCTTCCAATTCCAGAATACTTACCAAAAACTGAGGAATTAATTGCTGACTCAGTTTGTTTTGAGTTTGATTGGTATTGAAATATTGTTACTCTGCTGGTGCTTGGCAGTGTTGTTGCAATTGTATTTGTTTGGACATCAGCTATTACGCTACCTGCTGACCACGAATTGTCAGAGTCAGATAAATAAACAGAAGCAAAACCACCATCTAACATTA